CTGTGCCTGTTACAGTTCCGTAATCATTACTATACCCACTAATACGTCTATAACCACCAGTAATAGCAGGTTCATAGTTTACTAGCAACGTAGCAGAACCAGGCTGTCTTTCACCTTGAGAGAGAACATCTCTGTTAGTGTTAAGACCTCCTTCAGCAAATACTTTAAAGGATGTTAAATTCTCTGGCATTATACAATACTACTAATTGTATTACTAAATGACTTATTTTTTTGAAGTACTGTAGATCTAATATCCAGAGGATCATCCATAAGTATACGTCTCATAGAACGAATACCCTCATTAAAAGTTTGCTGATGAACAGCTGCACTTTGGTCGTTAGATCTAAATCTCATTAAGTACATCATTGCACCGTCGATGACTACGTGGCTAAATCTATCTGGAATAACAGAGTTATCATTATACAAAGATAGGTCTGCAGGAAATGACCAGTATACATATTCTATTTCGTATGCAGCATTCGGGACAGGAGTTACACCAAATTTACTTCCATAGGTTTGGTATATACGTTGAGGTACAGATATACCCGAACCTACATCTGCTTGATCATCTAAACCACGATATCTTTGAGTGTATTCCTCAAAAGAAATTGTAGGTAAAAAACTAGGAGTGTTGTTTGAAGATCCTAGTTTTTTTATATAAAAAGTGTCCCAGTCTACACTGGCAAAGTCTGCAGGGAAATCATACTGTCTTGTACCTGCAGTCAGTGTTTGGATATAAGTAGTTTTAAGGAAGGGCCACTCTTGCCCTGTTTGTAGGATATTTCTAATGGCATTATTTACGGCATCTTTAGCTAATGCTTGTACGTTACGTACTGTATCGAAGCCATCACCCTGCGTATCTAAGGTGACTTCGTTCAATCTACGTAGTAGTTGATTTACCAGTGTAACATAGGTAGCCATTACAAAAATCCTTTGGATAGCCTAAAGGGGCCAGTTTCCCAGCCCCTAAAGATTAGTTATTTACACTTGATCACGAGCTACTTCTGCAGCACCTTTACCATCGACATCTGCAACCATTGCCCAGACACGCAGTTTACCTGCAGTGGCTGTACCTGTCAGAGTATCAATAGTCATGTCCAATGTGTCTTCTGCTGTCAGATAAGCAACACCAGCAATAGAAGGTGCTACTGCACCCACTGCCTTACCAGCCATTGCATATGCTGCAACAAAAGCATCATCATCGAGACCAGTACCAATGTCGAAAGTCAAAGCAGTTGCACCTGTAAGTGCTTCTGTAACTTCAACACCAGCAGCCAAGATAACTGTTTGTGCAGGAAGAGTAGCAACTGTATTGGCACCAGCAGACAGTGCTGTTGCCTCAAGTTCTACTGAGATCATACGAATACCATTTAAAGCCATTGTCTAATCTCCCCTTATGCTAAGTTATATTTGGCAGTTACAAGAGCTTCTGGACGAAGGATCTTGCGACCGTATAGATGCATACCACGAACGATGTCAGCAAAGCTGTCAGGGTCACGGTAAGTTTCAGTCTTGCTGATTTGCTCCGCAGTTGCGACAGCAGAATCATGACCAGCTACGAGTGCACCAAAGTTGGCGTTTTGGTTTGCAGTACCTGTTGTACCTGGACCAGTACCCAGTGCTGGCAAGTTGCTTGAGCTGTATACACGGAAACCGTGGAAGTTGTTCAAGACAAGACCGTTACGTAGGCCACCTGCTTCACCGTAGTCAGCATTCATGAAACGTGAGTCTTCATCACGAAGTACTTCCATGAATACGGGGTCAACGACGATAAAACGCCCTTGCTTGTCAACTTGTTGTTGGTCAAGCAAACGAGCCATACGTGCCACCAACATAGCTGGTGAGATCGTAGCAGTTGGCAGTGCAGTTGCACCTGGTAGACGTGCTGCAATAGGGATTGAGTGGTCACCAGCAGAAGTTGTTGTGATGTTACCAAAGTCACCCTTTTTCAGTTTCATTGAACCAAGCAATTCATCTGAACCTGCAGTTGCTACAGCTTTTGTACCATTGACAACGTCATTTACAGTATCTGCTTGAGCATGCAAGTCAGACTGTTTGTAACCTGTCAGGTAACCCAAAACTTCTTGGTCATGCTGATCAGCCAGGCGGTAAGCCGCACGGTTGGTTGCAAGATCCATGAAATTTACGTGGCTGTGAGCTTCTTCGATGTCGTCGATTTTAAAAGCATAGTAGTTGCTTTTGTCGATTACAAGGGAGAAGTCTTCATCATCAAGATCCTGTGCTGTGATGTTCTGGCCACGGGCATATGCCGCAACTGAAATCTCAGGCTCTTTAATAATTTTAACAGTGTCCCCTTGGGCAGAAATCTCCCCAAAATAATCGGAGTTAGTGATATCACCAACGACTGTGCTCTTTCTAAAGGCGAGCTGAACCTTTTTCGAATAGATGACACTAGAAAAATTACCATTTGGTAAGTTCCCATGTCCACCTGCTGATTGAAAAGCCATTTGAAATCCTCCATGATATTTGGCTTATAATGAAGCTAAACACCTCAAAGAGGCTGTTATTTTCTAGGGTGCAAGAAGTATTCAGTTGGCCAACCGAATGTTTCTTGGGCCTATACTTAAACAGGTAGTTCTTTTTAGTTTAGACTTTTGTGGAATTTGGCCGAGACAAAAGGTAGTCAAAAGAGGCTTTTGTCTCTGTGCCTATAGTTATACTGCTGATTTATGTATTGTCAACAGCTTATCTGGCTTTACCAGATACATCGTAAACAAATTTACCCGAACGGATAGCCTTGTTAATATTATCAGCATTGGCTTCAAACTCTTTGTCTGACATTCTTGCCACATCTGATTCACGAATACTATCGTTTGCATCTTCTACATCTACTGAGGTTTTGGTACGTCTTGTTACCGTAGAAGCTGCATCCTTAGCCCTAGCTTTCTTTGCAGTTTTAGTTAGGCCTTTATCTGATTTATACAGGTCAATAATACGCACTACTGACGCAGGGTCATCCGAGTTCTCATACAGTGCATCCTGCACCCATTTAGGCTGTTCATCAGCCCAGTTATGGAACTCATCAGAAGAACGTAAATCATCAAAGTCCTCATGAGATTTACGGATAGCATTCTCAGCTTTCATTCGTTGTGCTTCTGACTGTGCTTTATCTAGCTCTTGAAGCCTAACATCTGCTTTACTGAACATCTCCTGAGCTTTTTTAGCAGCAATTGTTTCTACAATACCTGCTACATCTGGGTATTCCTTTGCCCACTGTTCGATATCTTCATCAGACTTAGGAGGAACAATGGATTCTTTTTTCATGCGTTTTTCAAAGGTTTCAAACTTGTCGTTCCATTCCTTTTCTTTTTCTTGCATGTGACGTCTTAAATCACCATATCTTTTTTTAAAAGATCTTTCTTCTGCAGATAACGTTGTTTCTTCAACTTCTGTATTGGTCTCTTCCGTTTCGGAGGTTTCTTCTTCGATTGATCCGGATTCTTCGCCACGTTGTTGAGCTTCAAGACGTTTAATCTCCTCTTCCTCATTTTCGATACGGCTACGTTTTCTTTCGTAATTATAACCTCGATCAACAAAACCTGCTGATTTTGGTGTTTCTACTTCTGCTAGTTCAGGCATTCTTTCTTCCTTCTATTGGGGCCAGCATTATTGCTGGGTAGCCTTATTTCTTACCTGCAAGCCCTGTCTTTCTAGGTTTGCTTTTCTTTTTCTTTTTTAGTTTAGGAGTAGTCATTAAGCCACCCTCTGCACGTCCACCTACATTCCAAGTGCCACCTGCTTCTTCAACTTTTTCCTTAAAGTCCTGAATTTCTTCTGCAGTATTTGTGCTTGCACCAGCTTCAAAAGCTGCTTCTGTAGCTGCTTTACTTGCAGCAGCCCTAGCTCTCGACGTATTAACCGCATGTTGTTCTGCGGCAGTAAGTCCAGGACCGTCATCACTAGTATCCAACATTGCAACATCAATACCTCCAGGTTTATAGACAGAAGCTCCACTTTCATCTTTAACCATGTCACCAGAGGTATCAGTAAATTGTCTTCTTAGGTCTGGGATATTGGATTCTATCTGATTAAAGTAACTATCGCCACTTATAAGTCCTAGTTTGTCTAGAGCAGAAAATAGTAGTCCACCCTCTTTTTCGGCTTTCTTAAGCTCACCATCTAGGTACTGAACCATTTCATTATCGCCTATGCTATCGTAATAGCTACGAATACCTCTTACCTTAGCAACATCATTAGCTTGTATTCCCTGTGGGATTAGTCCCAACGCCCCCATACCTGCAAGTTGTCTTGCACCTCCAGACATACCTAAACCATCATCAGACTCTACCCACTTTTTAACAGAAGCTGGATCGTCAAAGTTAATTCCATCCATCCAGCTTGTATCAGAACCACCAGAAACAGTGGTGCCACTGCCACCGCCACCGCCAGAGCCTCCATCGTCACCGCCACTGTTTTTACTCATTTCTTTTTTGTAGGCTAAGTACTCTTCTTCGGTTAATGGGTACTGAGAAAGTATATCTTCTTGTCCTTCAGCCACACTCATATTATCAAGACTGGTGCCCGAATATCTAACTTGAATACTTTCTCCTGCTTGATTGTAATGATTCCTCATCTGTGTAATTTCTTCAGTGGCTGCTAGTTCTTGAGCAGCAGCAATGTTATCTTCCTGAGAAGATGTACCTTGAAACATTGGAGAGGAGTAACGTGCTCTTGCAGGACTCCATTTGGAAACTAAAGACCCATCTTCTCCAGCATACCCTTGTGCAGGAATACCTGAGTTACCTATAGCTTGAGGAGCTGGTTGTTGTTTAATACGTAGTGGAGATTGCATCATAGCACCTTGAGCAGCTTGTACTGGAGCAGGTGCCATAGGTTGTGGTGGAGGTGAAACTTGCTGCATGTTACGAGCAACATCCTGCTGTGTCATTGGAGTTCCACCAATTCTACCATTTTGTTCCATAGTGTTCAAGCCTTGTTTTGCTTGACCACGAAGATTCTCAAAGAAATTTACCCCGTAAAAACGAAGAACATCAGCAGGAACAACGTATTCACCCTCCGACAACATAGCAGGGATATCATCTCGTACTTCCTTAGCAAGAGACCCTGAAGGTATGTTGTTGCCAGATACTGGATCTTTGGCCATGCCATCGTCTTTTAGTCCACCTTGTTGCATAAAGGCCATTTCCATTTGTTCGTTCATAACTGCTCCACCTTTGTTAAAGTCTTTAGGTCCATCCATTATAGGAGTATTTCTTTGTTTTAATGCATCTAAATAAACTTGAGATTTTCCACCATCAGCTTGTTCTACACTAAGCATAGGTAAATAATAGTCACCATCCTTTTCGATGTATTCAAACTTAATCCCTAAACGATCTTCAGTTCTTTTTAAGTTTGGGCTATTTAATTTTACTTTATTTAAACTTAAACCTGTGATCGTATATGGAGGTAAAGCTTCACCTTTATAGTTTTGACTCTGTACTCTTACACCTTTTTGATAATCTCCATATACACCTGCTTCTTGCAATTCCCCTACAAGTTCAGCCTGTTTGGAGGCTTGTTCTGAAATACTCGACATTAAATTTGCATTAAAATCCTTAAGTTCTTTATCTTCTTTTTTCTTTGTAAAAGAAATTATTTTAGGTTCATCAGGACTGTTAGCAGCTTTAGGGGTTAAATTAATATTACCACCCATACTACCTAAAGTACTAGGATCAACCTCAATACGTTTTGCAGTGTCTAAAGCTTTTTTAGCACCAGTTTTAATTGCACTGGCTGCAGCATCACCTAATCCTGGAATAAGGCCTACAAGGGCTGCACCACCTAAAACGCCAATTAAAAGGTAGTTAGGATCATTTTTCTGTAACTCATCGTAAACTTCTTTAGCAGCTAGTGCATCGCCAATAATAGGTGTAGCTTCAGCAACAAAAGTAGCAGCATCTTTAAATGATAGTTCAGTATTAACATTTTCTTTATACTTATCCACCTCTTTAGTTACTGCTTCATCTGTGTAACCAAATAGATTATCTGTTTGAGCTGCTACATCACCACCCTCATCAAACTTTAATATATCAAAACCCTCTGGAACTTTTTCTTTTACTCTAGGATTATCTTTAGGTTTTTCTTTAAGTTGCATAGGGGCTTGATAAGCTGTATCCTTTGGACTAGGTTGATCAGGTTTTCTTTTTGGTATAACTAAATCAAACTTTCTAGAGTCATTTTGATTAGGTCTAATAATATTAGAGATAAACTCTCCTGCCATTTCAGGGTCAACCCTCATATAGTCTAATATTTTTGAAAGATTTTTACGGTCACCAATCTTAGGTAAATCTCTTTGTTTTATATTCATATCGTAAGCGTCTTTTACTATAAGACTTGACGGAGTTTCTTCAACGTCATACTTACCTAAACTTGTTCGCACTTGATAATCAGGGCTAGAAAGACTATTTGCCATAGCAGTAAAGTAAGGATTATTTTCAACCCAATCAGGGAAAGTTTTAGTACGCCCCTTAAGGTCATAGCCACTAACTGTCGTTATATTTTCAGGTTGTCCTTTTAATTTTCTATTCTTAACATTAAGTTTATTTTCTTCTTGTTTTTCTGCTAAGGTTATAATTGAAACTAGCTCATCTTTAGTAAAGTCATTTATATTAATAGGTTTATTTTTACCAAGCATAAACTCTGTTAAAAGTTTAAAGTTGGTAGGTAAATTAGATACAAGAGCAGTAAACTTAGAAGGACTAACTTTCCAATTAGACTTAGCATCATCTAAGTTGTACTTTTTTATAATCTCTTCTTTTTGAAGATCTTTATCAGGCATTAACTTTATCCCTCAACTTCAATAGTGATCGTAGTGCACGTATTTCACCTTGCAGTCTATAGATCTCATCAATCTCTCTAGACTGTTCTAGTGTTACATGTGTAAAGGCTATCCGTTCAGCAATCTCTTCGATAAACGGGGTGTATAACTCTTGGTTATTTACAAAAGGCTTTAGTGTATTNTTCACGACTAGTTTCATTGTACCTGTTGTTGTTCGCCAGTGTTAGCTGAGAAGCCCTGTTCTCCTGGTGTAGGAGCTGTACCAGTACCTATGGTACCACCCCCGCTACCTTGAGTATCCTGTACCTGTGCGCCAGCAGGAGCGCCCTGAGGAG